TGGCGCAGAAGGCGCACGGGCTGCCGGTCGATACCCGCCGGTAGCCGACGATCCGTGTCGACTGGCGCACGGTCTCGATGACCGACTCCCGGGGCGGGGTGAGAAGCAGGCGCTGGGCGGCCCCGGTAGCCACCTTCACCATCACCCGCCGGGCCGCCAGCTCCGAGCCGGTCTGGGCGATCGACGTCTTGAACGCCACCGGGCCGGTCACCCGCATCGAGGTGGCGATCTGCTCGGTGGAGCCATCCACCAGCGCCGGGCGGACCAGCACCCCCTCGGCGGCGGCGTGGTTCACCAGGTACTGGGCGGTGGCGGCGTTCGCTGCCCGCTGCCCGGTGACGATCAGCTGCTCCAGCTCCGGGTAGATCCGGTCGAACCAGGCGTCGATGTCGGCCGGGTCAGCCGAGCGAAACCGCCTGGTCAGCTGCTGCGACACCAGATCCGACAGGGCCGCCAGCTGGTGGCGGTACCGGGCTGTTAGCTGGCTGGCCAGGGGCGACAGGGGCATTGGCCATGGCCTCCAGCGAAGCGATGAGGTCGTTGGACTGGGCCGCGGAGCGCCAGCGGGCCATCTGCTGCTCGGTGGTCCCCGGGATCATCGGCCACAGCTCCTCGGCCGGGATGCCGAGCTGGGCCGCCATCTTCCCGAGAGCGTCGACCAGCTGCCCGAGCGACCGCGGTGTCGTGTCCCGCCAGGCGACCTCGGAGGCGATGTCCTCCCACGCCTGGGTGTCGCCCATGGCCAGCCCTGCCAAGCGGAGGGCCTGCTCCGCGCACTCACCGAACGACGTCTTGTAGTCGCCCACGTCGAGCTGGTGCGCCGACTCCAGCGCGGCCAGGGTCTCGGCCGCGATGTTGCTGATCCCGTCCGTGATCAGCAGGTTGTGGGGCGGGACCTGAGCGGTGGAGGCGGCGAAGATGATCGCCTTGTCCCGGGAGTTCAGGTAGCCCGACAGGTCGGTCTCGGTGAACTCGCCGAACCGGGTATCGGGCGAGTCCGACACCAGCAGCGAGTTGACCGCGATGTTGAACGGCCGCTTGACCTCACCCGTGACCGGGTCCCGATCGAGGGCCATCCCGGTCACCCACCGCTGCTTGAACGCACCGAACTGGGCGGCCATCAAGTTGGAGAACGTCAGCTGGTTGATCTGCCGCTGCATCGGGAGCAGCGGCTCGATCTTCCCGCAGCTGATCGACCCGTCATCGTCGACCTTCTGGAAGCGGATCACCGGGCACACCCCGAGCCCATGCTCCCGGACCTTCACCTGCGACAGGTCCGGGTTCCCGAACGCGTCGACCGGCATCTCGTAGACAGCCTCGTCGTCGAAGATCCGGGCGATCGGCGCCCCCGTCACCCGGAGGATCGCCTGGTTGATCATCTGCCGGGTCGGCTGCAGCGTGAAATCGTGGGGGGTCGTCAACGCGAACTGCGGCCATTCGTCCGAGTCGGTGACGTACAAGGCAGTGCAACGCCATGGCGAGTAGGGAGCCAGCACCGGCGCTGGCTCCCCCGGCAGCACCGTCAGATACGAGGCCCCGTAGGTGATCGCCGGCCGGTACACCTCGGCCTGCCGGGCATCCATCCGGTTCCGCTGCCACACCTCCCACAGAGGTGACTGCTCCTCCTGCGGGAGACCGTTGATCGTCGGCCGGTACCCGTCGATGAACAGGCCCTGCGCCACCGTGGTCACCACCAGCGGGCAGATGTTGAACCGGGCCTGGTCGACCAGCATCCGGTACTCGACATCCGCCTCGCTCGGGACGTAGATGTCGGTCGCCTCGTTGCGCATGTACGAGCGGATGGTCTGCAGCCGGGGCCGCTCCAGGTTCCACGCATCCTTCAACGCGGCGTAGACCTCGCCCAGGTCCGACGGGTTCAGCATGTCACCCGCCGCGCCGCATCCCGGCCCACGCCGCCGCAGCCGCGATCGAAGCCGTGAACCAGTACCCGACCACCATCATGATGCGGTTGACCAGGTGCCAGGACACGGCCAACCATCAGGCCGAGCAGCCCAGGATGACGATGTTGTAGGTGACCGAGCTCCCCGAGCTGGAGTTGGCCACCTTCAGGATGTCGCCGGTGGCGGCCGTCACGGCCCACCCGGTGGTGTCAGCCGAGCCGATCGAGGCGAGGAAGACAGCACCCGGGCGGAGCGAGATCGTGCCCGTCGAGTTGAGCATCGTGAGCCACGGGTTGGTCCCGGCCCCCACCACCACGTTGTTGGTGTTCGCCGAGGCGGCGGCCACGTAGATCCCCTTGATCCGGGCGAAGGTGATCGTCGACCCGAACGAGTCGGTGAGCACGCCGGCCAGATCCAGGTCCTCGGTCGAGGATGCGGTGATGGTGCGGGTGTCGGAGAAGATCCGATCGACCTGCCCAGCGCCGGTGCCCGACGTGAAGTTCAGCTGGCTGCTGATGTCCAGCACCTGGGACGCCGAGGTCAGCGTGCCCAGGTCGTTGGTCGGCGCAGCGCCGGTGTGGGTTGCGGTGACCCGGGCCGTGAGCCCAGCTACCAGTGCCATCAGGTTCTCCTCATCGTCGTCCGAAGGCCACGACCTGGCCCGGTCGCTTCGTCTTCTTGTCCGGCACGGCCAGCACCCGCCGCCGCACCATCCGAGCCCCGATCATGCAGACCGCGGCGTCGATCTTCCGGCGGGAGTCCGGGGACTCCTTACCGATCGAGATGCCGTACCGGTTCGGCCGCCGGCGAGCGTTCCCCACATGGCGGCCCAGGCGGGCATCCCCATCGTGGGTGAACGCCTGGTCGTCGATCTCGGCCAGCACCAGCTCACACTCCACGGTGAACTCGTAGGTGTGGGAGCGCATGTCCCAGGCGATGGCCTGCGGATCCTTGCCGCCCGGGACCGCCTGCACCCGGAGCTTGTCGCAGTAGGCGTCGGGCCACGAGACCTTCGTGAACGACTCCCACTCCCGCACGTCGGCGAAGAACCCGGCCACGTCCCAGCGTTGGAAGGCCCTGGCCACTGCCAGGTCGACATCCTGGACCGGGACCACGTCGTCGGGCACGGGCTCCCAGACCCCCACGGTGAACACGTGGCCATCGGAGAGCCGGCACCCGACCAGCGCGGTGGCGTCCCGGGACTTCGAGCCATCGAAGAACAGGGCCACCTCGTCGCCGTCGACCACCAGCTTGTCCGGATCGGCCAGCAGCGACCACGCCTCCGGGGTCGTCCAGGCGTCGATGGCAGCTGTCGGCCGGTTCAGGTACTTCCGCTGGCTGTCGTCCGGGGCCGAGCGGGGCGACCAGATGCGGGCCATGATCGGCCGCACATCCGGGCCCGAGTCAGGAAGCGGATCCCCGGCAGCGTCGGCGGGGTACTTCCACTCGCAGTCACCGTAGACCCACTGCAGGGCCCGCTCCAGCGACTCCGGGTCCGACATGTCCGTATCAGCCGGGGCCAGCACGGCGTCATAGAGGATGCGGCCGGCATCCTCCTTGAGGCGGCCCTCCTCCTGCATGAGCCAGGCGTCCCAGTCGGACTCGGCCACCGTCTCCTCGCCCGGCTTCCAGGCGTTGCACGTGCCCAGGGCCCGGGCCCCCGACTTGGCCAGGTTGTCGGCCAGGGTGGCTGCGAGCTCGGGGCCACCGTTGGCCGGCCGCCAGTGCTCCAGCTCGTCCTCGACCACGAACGACGACTCGGCCCCCTCGGAAGCTGAAACCGAGCTGGTGATCACCTCCAGCTTCCGTTCCCCCACCCCGTAGTACCGGGTCAGGCCCGGGTCGAGGTGGTAGAACTCCACCACGTGGGAGCCCTTCGGGGCGAACGCCCGGACCATCCGCATGGTGTTCGCCGTCTGGGTCTCGGCCGTGGCCGCTATCTGCACCCACGGCATGTCAACCATCCGGCCCTCAACCCCACCGGGTGCGCCGCGGCGGAACGTGGCCAACCGCACCGGGGCCAGCAGCTCCACCAGGCAGTGGACGGCGGCGTAAGGCGACTTGCCGGAGCCCTTCGCCAGACGGCGGGTGCCGTAGCTGTAGAGCCACT